CGAAGATTGAATATCTTCCTGCCGGTCTTAAGGAAGTACTCGAATCGTGTTTATAAGACCACTCGGACCGCTGACGTCTTTAAACTCCTAGCGCTAGCTGCATCTAGTTGTTACTCAAGTGAGAATGTGCCCTTGTATATTAGTGATTTAGTGAATATTATATATATTTATCGTTTTGCATATTTATTCATACCCTGTATATATTTGTATTTATAGAACCTTACTCTTGCTGCGTCATTGCTTCACGCGCAGTTGGGAGTTTAAACATAGTTGATAAGCAGGTATTTCATTTACAACAATAAAAGACACGTTATTGCCATGTCTTAAAAAGGCAATGTGTGGGGGAGAGCCTCGTAACACCCACATTGAGAGGACAACACCAGTTCATCTGTACCAGACAAGGAGTGGATCCTTAGAGTTGGATATAGGTAGACATCCCATCGACTTTTCTAAACTAGACGTTGATGCGGATTCACAGTCTGGCCCGTTGGATAGAACTGTAGGACTTACTGGAAAATATACTCCTAATTGGGCATTAGTGGAACCACCAGGAGTCAATCTTGATTTGCGCTATATGACATACGTTAAATATATCAAATCTTTTATTAAGAGTGCACAAGATGAACCAGATAGAGTTGTTCGAGGTCAGTGGAATGACGGTTTGCGTAAGTATACTAGTGGATCCAAATACTTCAAGGAATGGAAAGCTAAACAACTCGAACCTTATACATCAGATCCAGATGTGCAAGCTTTTTCTCAGTCCGGAGAAATGCGCCAGGAGGGCGCAGTTACTACTACTGAATCCGAGGTGGAAGAAACAATGGAGTTTCAAACGGATATCGATCAAGTTAAAGTGGATATTTCCACGTCAATCGATAGTACTAGGTTACAAGCTTCAACTAAAAATACAGAATTAGGTGACTTTTTATCAAGGCCTCTACGTATTGGATCACATAACCTTACAAACGGATTTTATATGGATGTTCAGTTTAATCCTTGGCATGATTTTTTGTCGAATGCTACAGTTATTAATAAACTTCAGAATTATTCACTTATCCGTGGAACTATGCACGTAAAGTTCCTGATCAACGGTGGACCATTTTACTTCGGTAATATTATTTGTGGTTATAAACCGAAGGGAGTAGGTTATGATTTTGTGCAAGGAAACGTCGATCTTGTACAAGATTACTTTCAACGTGCTATATTGCTTAGTCAAAGACAGCACTTGATAATCAATCCAACAAACAGTCAAGGTGGCGAGTTAATTCTCCCATTCTTCC